CCTTAGGACCATGGAAGAGAACCTTTCTTGATACAGAATCCCTCTGGCAAGGCTTGAAGGAATACATCACATTGAGCCAATTACAAAGCCAATTGGACAACCATATTGTCCAGGGTATACTCATGTTAAACATCAACGCCCTTGATGACTTTGACATTGATGAAGTAATCCGTGATGCTTTGTTTGACTTAACTGTGGATTGGTAAAATGAAAAATCAAGGTGTATTCAATTCTAAGGCAAAGCTCAACGAGGACAAGGTAAAACTAATTCACGCCTTAAAGAGAATTAAGAAAGTAAAGAATGAAACCATTGGCAATCTCTTTGGTATCAAAAAAAGTACAGTAGCAGGCATCCTTCGTGGGTTTGCATGGAAACACGTTCAGCCACCGACACCGGAGGAAGCCGCAGAGTTAGTGGTAGCCTATGAGGCTTTGGAAGATGCTGAGAAAGAATACCTAGACTATCGTAAGGTATCCCTTATGTCAGGGAAACAATCCATGAAGGAATTCCTAAAGAGTAAAAAGTCTAAGGTTACACTTTGGCTCATGAGACCCTTTAGTGATAACCAGGGTATCAATAACTTTAGATATTCAATTGGAGTGAGAAAGTGACCAGAGAAGAAATTATCCGCATGGCGCGGGAGGCAGGATTCGACGCTCATGATATGAGCGATGATTTTACTTGCAATCTGAAAAATATTGAACGCTTCGCTGCCCTTGTCGCCGCAGCAAAACGTGAGGCGTGTGCAAAGGTGTGCGAAGAGACAACGGCAGCATGGACACAATATCTCTACAACGAAGGGTGCATTGACTGTGCCAAAGCTATTAGGGCAAGGGGTGAAGAAACTCACGCGCTTATTAAAGACCTGCGTGCGACAGTTCACGGATCGCCGTTCGAACACATCGGAGAAAAGGCGCAGCAATTAGGGCAAGGGTGAATAAGTGAACAAAACATACTGGGACTTAGCTAAGAAAGCAGGGTTTGTATTCTGGGATGACGATGAAAGCGACGGTAGGGTAATAGACTGGGCTTCGGACTATGATAAAGAGTTTCAATTGTACACTGACCTGGTTATTGACCACATCGAGAGAAAATACAGAATGGGAAACAAATACAAAGATACGTTGGTTTGAAACACCAAAGTGGAAGAAAGATAATGACACAATTTGAATTAGAACAAGCAATCATGGGAGCTTGGGGGATTGTGGAAGACATCCAGCTACTCAGGCAAACCATAGAACACTTTAAACTACAACCCAAGGAGTACGACAACCTGGATAATTATCTTTTAGGTTTAGAAACAATCTATCAGAGGAAATTCGAGAATGTGTTTTCTCTCTTTGAGAAACTATTGTGGGAGACAAAGCATGGGAACTAACTTCTATGTAGTGACTAATGAGTGCTCCCATTGTGGGAGATACGACAAAGAATTACATATAGGCAAGTCATCCTTTGGCTGGTGTTTTCACTTCCAAGGTTACAAACACCTTGGGCTTGTCTCCTGGAAAGAGTGGAAGAAGTATCTTAGAGACAAAGAGATCAAGGATGAGTACGGTGACACAATGGAGTATTCCTATTTTGTCAACCTGATTGAAACCTACAAGTCACCTCACTATGTGCATGAGAATGGACACAAAAACCTTCAACATAACTTCCAAGGGCGTATTGACAAATTGCCTTGGTTTGATCCACAATTCGATTGGGACGACGAAGAGGGGTACCCGTTTGGATCGAGAGAATTTAGCTAAAGACCTGGACGAGTTACTTGCTTTTGTTGAGAGCAACACAAAGCAGACACCTAAGATAGTTTATTTTCTAAAGCATCTCAAGAGGAAATATAAATGAGTGTACGTTATCCTGAACATGACTGCTTTGAAGATTATGAAGAAGACAATATTGTCACCGAAGAGGTGACGAAAGAAGATATGATTGAGGCTTTGATTGAGCATGAATGTCAGACTATGACAGTCTGGGATCTGCTTAATTATTATAAACACAACAAGCGGAAAGAGTACGACAAGATGTCGGACAAAGGAATCGCAGAAATCCACAAGTGGTTTTTTTAAATGAAAACAGAAATTGAATTGAGCCATGATTGTATTGAAGAGATTGTGAGGCAGTCATTGATTCAGACCTTTGCAATCAATGATACAATTGAAGATGACTACAGTAGAAAGCTCCACAAGGCACTAAAGAAAGTCATTAGACACTATAGTAACCCTGACCAGTGGGAAGAATTCAAGGATAAGTTTAATGTTTGAGATTATATTAATGGTCTTTTGGGTTGCATTGTTTGCAATCCTGGGGGTAGCCCTCTGTGGTCTGCTCACCTATTGGGCGGTTCTCTACTTTGCTGCAAAGCATGATCGTAGAGAATAATTAACTATAATGGACTTTGGTATTATGCGGTGTAAGGCTTGTGATATTATATTGGAGGAATATGAGTTAAATAGAAAGTGTAGTATAACTAATTCTTTCTTGGATTTGTGTTCTCAATGTGCCAATATCTCAGATCAGGTATTGGAAGATACTTATATAGATGATATTAGTAACACATATGTTACTTTTAATAATGAGGATGAATAAATGGCAGTGGTAGTTGAAGGTGTAGTTGCTTTTTCTAATCTCACCAAGCATGAGGAATACCAGGGTCGTTCCACTGGTAAATACTCATTGGTGCTTGAATTGAGTGAAGAAACTAAAGATCTCCTTATGTCCAATGGAGTAAAGGTTAAGGAATATAAAGGTATTCCTCAACGGAATTTCAAGAGCAAACGTAGTGTTAAGGTAATTGATACTGAGGACAACCCTGTTGAAGGTGAAATTCCTTGGGGTTCCAAGGTTCGACTTATTGTGTCTTTTGGTAAACCTTCCCCTGTCTATGGGGTTACTCCCTATTTGGAAGCTGTGCGGCTGGTGGAGCGATCAGACAAAACAGCAGCAGGCGCTTACGTGGAAGGGTTCTAACCAGAGGCTCTAGGAGGCTCTGAGAGGGGTACCCGGTAGGTCGGTGCTACCCTACCCCTCAAAACGTCTCCTAGAGGCTCCTATGCGGTCCTAGAGGGTGTTATGATGGACAGTGAGGCTACACTCTACGGTGTGCTCAGAGACAATGTAATTTTCTGGTCATCCAGGAAGATGAACGCAGAATACTTTCATTGTTCTAACTTTGATTATAAAAAACCAGCAAGGTTTATTAAATTCACAAACCTCAGTAGTAAATCTAAGTATCTTTTAATTAACATAGATGAAATCTAAATGTTAGTTAATATACACATAGAGACTCTTAATGATATAACTATTGAATATCTTAAAGATTCACTAAAGAGTATAACCTTAGACTACAATAGGAGAAAGAAAGGAATATTACTTAATGGTATATATAATAGTGATCCTAAAGAGGATCTAAAAGAGATAAAGAAAACTATAAACTCTCTTAAGAGATCTATAGAGTTCTTTGGTGGAGATTACAAAGATGTTCCTAAGACACTCTAGTTGTCCTAAGTGTGGATCTAAAGATAACTTAGGTGTATATGATGATCATGCTTATTGTTATACACCTAATTGTGGTTACTGGTCAGGAAACAAAGCAAGTATTAATTTTGATGTAGGAAATATTGTGCAAGTAGAATTGACTGGTGTTATTGATGCAATTCAGGACAGAAGAATATCAAAAGCCACTTGTGAGAGGTTTAATGTCCATGTTGAATATGATTCATCTGGTAATATATCCAAGCACCACTATCCTTACTATAGAGCTAATACTAGCGATGTTGCTTTTGTCAAGACAAGAATAGTTCAAAATAAGAATTTCTTTTCAAAAGGTACCTCTTCTGGTTTAGGTCTTTTTGGTCAACAAATATGTAAAGGGTCTGGAAAGTTTATTACAATCACTGAGGGTGAATGTGATGCTTTGGCTGTCTCTGAAATGTTTAATAATAAATGGGATGTAGTTAGTATTCGTACTGGCTCCCAAGGTGCCCGTAAAGACATCCAAGAGAACCTAGAGTTCCTAGAGGGTTATGACTGTGTTGTTGTGTGTTTTGATAATGACAATGCTGGCAAGGCAGCCATAGAGTCAATCAAAGACCTCTTTAGCCCACATAAGCTAAAGATAATGAAACTCCCTGATGGTTTTAAAGATGCTAATGACCTTCTTAAGGAAGGTAGAGTCACTGATTTTTCGACGGCTTGGTGGGATGCAAAGACACACAAACCTGATGGGATTGTGACCTTTGAGGATATTATCAAAGAGGTTGAGGAGGAAGGTGAGGACAATAGTATTCTCTACCCTTGGCAGGGTCTAAATCACCTCACCTATGGATTCCGCCCTAGTGAACTGGTGACAGTGACTTCTGGTTCTGGAATGGGTAAGTCTCAACTCCTTCGAGAGATGGAGTATTACCTGTACACACAAACCACGGACAATATTGCTGTGATTGCCCTTGAGGAAGTACCCAAGAGGACGGGTCTGGGTATTGCCTCGATCATGGCAAACCAGCCCCTGCACCTTCCAGGAGTTACCAAAGAGGACCGTGTTGCCTGGCTGAAGAAGATTAACCCCGAAAGGTTTTACCTGTGGAAGCACTTTGGTAGTGCCAATGACGACAGTGTGTTCAGCCGTATTCGATACATGGCTAAAGCATATGATTGCAAATGGTTCATTCTCGACCATATCAGCATCATCGTGTCGTCACAAGAGGGTTTTGGCGACGAGAGAAGAGCCATTGATGCGATCATGACCAAGCTCAGAACACTGGTTCAGGAGCTAAACATTGGTATGTTCCTTGTATCTCACCTCAGACGCCCTCAAGGCTCCAAGGGTCACGAGGAGGGGGCGCAGGTGTCCTTGAGTGAACTAAGGGGTTCTGCTGCTATTGCGCAGCTGTCGGACTGTGTGATTGGTCTTGAACGTAACCAGCAGGCGGAGGACTTGAAGGAAGCAAACACCACTGTGGTGCGTGTTCTGAAGAATCGCTTTGCGGGTCTCACGGGTGTGGCTTGTCGTTTGTTCTATGACAAGGACACTGGTAGGATGGTGGAACTTGAAGAGAGTGCTGAAGAAAACTTCGAGGTACCATTTTGACATTACTCTACACTGACATTGAAGCGGACTCCCTGAAACCCACAAGGATATGGTGCGTATGTGTCAATGAAAGTGTGTATACAAACAAACAAGACTTTGTAACCTTCTTCAATCAACACAAGGAATCCACATGGGTGTTCCACAATGGCATAGGCTTTGATGTGCCTGCACTGGAACGCCTGTGGGATGTTTCCTTTGATAGGGCTAGGGTAGTAGATACCCTGGTGCTTGGAAGGCTTGCAAACCCCAGCAGGGAGGCAGGGCACAGTCTAGCCTCCTATGGTGAGGCTCTAGGGTTCCCCAAGGGTGATCATAGTGATTGGTCACAATGTACCACCGAGATGATCGAGTATTGTCTTAGGGACGTGCAAGTGACCAAGAGGCTACATGAGTACCTCTTGAAGGAACTACAGGGGTTCTCGGAGCAGTCCATTCAACTAGAGCACCAAGTGGCATGGATTATCACAGAGCAAACCCGCAATGGGTGGCTCTTGGATCAGAAGAAGTGCTACATCTTCCTTGGTGAACTGAAGCAGAAACTGATGGAGCTGGAGGATACGGTTCTTTCCGTATTCAAACCACTACCTGTCTTTGAAAAGGAAGTAACACCAAAGTACAAACTCAATGGGGAGCTATCCTCAGTGGGTCTTAAGTTCTTTGGTGAGGACCAATGGCAACAGGTGGCAGGACCCTTCAGCAGGATAAGCTGGTCACCCTTCAACCTTGGCTCGCGGCAGCAGATTGGGAGATACCTTCAATGGTTTGGATGGCAACCCAAGGAGTTCACTGAGACAGGGCAACCCAAGGTGGATGAAACT